TAAGGCATCTATCTAGTTAGTAGATAAGCAACACCGCGATAGGTGAGCTTGATTTTCTTTTCGGCAGCCTTCTGAAGGCGTACCGCTTGCTTGACTTGTAGGTCAGTCATTTGGATCTCCATAGGCCTTGCCTCCGTTCCACGACAAGGTAGATGCGTCCCTTTATGGGATGAACGAACTATGGGAGATCAGAAAAGGAAAGGGGCAGGAGGTAGCACACCAATAACAACTTGTGGGCAGAACTCATTAGCCACTGCTTGACGAGTAGAACCCTCTGGATAAGCAATACGACGGCGGCAATCAAGACGAACAACATGCTCCACAACACGCTTCCAAGGTGATACTGGAACCGAGAGGATTGATGCACGACTGGTTACGACACGGTTGTAGCAAACACCAAGGAAAGGACCACCCTTCTCAAGACGACAGGAGCGGATAGAAGTAGCTGGACCAAAGTCAATACTGAATACAGGATCAACCTCAGGGGTTGCCAATGCAGGTGTAGCGGACAGCAAAAGTGCTGGGATAAGAGCGAAAGCTTTCATTTTAAATAAAACTATTTGTATTAAAGGAGGTCTGTAGACCTAGCCAAACGTTCTTCTACGTCTGAGCGATAAGCAGGGTCGTTGTGATAACGAGGGTCGGCAATAGCACGACCTAACTCTGCTTGAGAGCGGAAAGGTTTAACACCATCAGATGATGCAGCCCTACCAGTAACCAGAGGAGCTTCATATCCTTCCTGATTACGTTGACGGTTACTAAGAGCTTCTACAGCAAACCGAATAGCTACAGGATTATTAGTTGCTGTAACCTGATTAAAACTATCAATCTCTGCCTCAGGTAGGTTTGACCCAGCCCATTGCATCAGGTCTGTGTAGGCTTGTTCACCACCAACAGACTCTTTGATATCGTTAATCTGTTGAGCTTGCATTGACTGCTGAGCTGCAACTTGTGTTGTCTTGGCGTAATACTGGAGATAGCTTTTAACTAGATCCTTAGTATCCATAGACGACAGACGATCTATGGCCTCTTCAGAGAGGTTACCTGTTTCTTCATATTCCTTACTGAGACTAGACATATACTCCAGAGTCTCATCAGGCTTCTCTTCAGGAACCTCCTCAGAGGTGTCCGTAGTCTCCTCAGTGGGCTCTACTTCCTCTTCAGGTGTATCTTTGCCAAGCTTACTTTGAAGCTCGTTGTAGGCCTTTAGAAGGTCATCCTGAGATTTAAACTTACCGCCGATTAGATTTACATCTTCTTCACCGGCAGATAAGTCATCAAACTGTCTATTACGATCCTCTTCCTGAGCTTTGGCAATCTTCTCGCCTTGCTCTAGGGCTCTAGCTTCTGCGGTTTGTTGTTCAGCACTAGGCCCTTCAGTTGGATCGAAGGTGGTTGTAGTCATATTAGAAGGTGGTGGTTGTTACGTTGCCAAAAGTTGGTCGTACTTTTGAGGCTTGGTTATATTTGCCGGCAGAACTATTAGATGTACCTGAAACCTTTTGAGTGATCTTGTACTTAACTGTCTTCTCAGACACAGCCTCAATCATCTCTGTAGGTTCCCAGGCATTGTTCACACCATCGTCTGGTTTAAATTGACCGTCAGACTTCCGGGTTCGCTTCCGCTTCGGGGCTGGCTTGTCCATTAGATTGCTCCATCATTTGATTTGTCATTTCTTCAGCCATAGGGCTCTTAGCTAATTGACCGGCTTGGCCTACTAGCTGCTGCATCATTCCCTGCTGCTGCTGTTGTTGCATCTCTTGCTGCATAGTCTCGGGAGACTTAACAAGGTTGAGAGCATCAATACCAGACGCAGCTGCTAGACGCTTAAGGAACTCTGTTGGGTCGATAAACTGCATCACAGCTTCAGGTCCCATTGCTTGGCCGATGGTCGTGACAAACTCCATTAGAGCCATCTTGTCTTGACCTCTACCAACACCACCCAAACCAGCAACAACCGTAGGCATCACAAGACCCTTAGGCAGTGATGGGACAGCTTTAGATCGCTGAAGTAGGTGTAGCTTTCTAGATAGGTAGGGGGTTAATAGTTCTACAGTAAGAGAGCCGTAGATTCCAGAGATTTGCTCATTCAGCTCTTGCTGGACGGCTTGAACTTCCGTGGCTGTGGTTCTCTCAGAGTTGCGTACAGTCAGACTTAGGAAGGCATCAGATAGGCGTTGAGTCAATGATTGAACCATTGTCTCTACAGTCCTGAAGTCTGTTGTCTTACCTACCTGAACAACACCAACATCATCGGGTCGGCCTGTGATGATGGCTCCATTAGAAGCCTTCTGTAGGGATTGGGGTTTAGTAGTAGCACTAGGAGATACAAGGAACACAACCTTGGCGGCTGCTGCTGATCCTTCTACAAGTGAACGCATCAAAGATTCCAGACTCTGGAGATCTCCAATAAACTCTTCTACTCGTCCCCTACCGTAGCTCTCTCCATCCACAACATTAAATCGAAGTGGCATCCAAGGGGTAGTCTTTAGGGGGCTACTTGACTTGGAGTTAGGGATTACCTTACCGTCACATTCTTGATGCCAACGGTGTTGACCATCTACTAACTTGACACAGGTATAAACTTCTGCATCTTCACTCTGGCCTTTGCTACTAGCTCCGGCAACTCCAAACTTAGGACCATCCTCACCGGGTGAGTTTGCATCCTTCTCAACTTTAGCAATACCAAACTCCTTAGGCAGAAGTTCTCGATTAACTAACTCTTTAGTAATGATTTCTACAACGGTTCCATCACCGTCTCTTACGATCACAAAACGATCTAAGGGGAAGACCTTAAGGGCTTTCTTTCCGGCAAACACTAAAGCGTTGCCTGTGACTACTAGATGCTTCATGGCCACCGTTAGCATCACCCTGTCTGATGTCTCTGCGATCTGTTCCATCACAATCTTCTCCATCTTGGAGAGACTTAGATCGATCTCAGAGCGTACCTCAGGGGTCAACTCGGGTACAGCCATTAACTCGGCATCATTGATAGCGAGCTTAAAAAAACTTGTATTGATTGGAAAGAGGCTCAGCATCAACTTAGAGCTGAGCACGTTGACGCCCTTGGCTCCAACTGATTGCCAGGGAGTATGCAACAACCCACCATTCACATGACCCTCATCAGTGAGGATGTATGGAAGGGTAAGTTCTGCTGCTCTCCGACCCATCTGTAAGAAGTCTTCCCGGTCAGAGATGAGTTGTGTATATCTTGACTGGGCGTAGGCTTCCATATTACTTAGGGATGTTTAGTGAACCTGTTGCTTTAGAAGTACCACCAGTATTCAATGGGATACGCAAGGCATTAGCACCTGAGGATACTTGCTGTTGTTCTTGTCTCTTAGTCCGCCTCTTCTTAATCTTGGCTGCATCATCCTCTCCCGTGTTTACGTTGGTAGGAGGAGGAGTAGGAGCTTCGATCTCAGGAAGTGGTGGGGGAGCTGGAGCCGGTGGTGGAGCTTCAGGCAATGGCTGAGGCTTGGGCATGTCCGGCATAGAAGGGGCACCGCCACACATAATTAATTCTCCTTTTTAGCAATGATGTATTCAACAACAGAACGTTGTCCAGCCCTGAACATGATCAGGTGTGGGTCGTCCTTTGGCGTTGGGTTGATTGGTGGATAATAGTCTTGCAATTCATCACAGAGACGAGTAAGGAAGGTATCCCCTCCAAACACATCATCTGCACTTAAATCTTTAGCCATACTGCGGTAAGTTTACGTTGGATGTTTCAAAGAATGCAGGCATCCTGGCTCGCTGTGTATCAGTAAGTCCAGGGGCTTTACCTTGGTAGTAAAGAGAATCAGACTGTCTCAACCAGAAGTCCTTATTAAGGTGCTTATCTGAGGAGTGACCTAGACGATCCATTGCCCAAGCAACTGTGGCTCTGCGTAGTTTGTTAAGGGTTGGGGTGGATTGGTAGCCAAGATCATGGGCACACATTGCATGGAGGGCTGTGTGTGTCTGTTCGTCTCGGCTGATATCGGAGGCCACTGTCCTAATCCCAACATCCCCACAGAAGCGGAAGAAGGGAAGAAGAACAAAGAAGACTGATCTTTCGAGGATTGCCGTCTTAAGGATCGGGTGCTCCGGCAATTCAAGCCACGACTTGCGGATGGCTTCAGCCTCCCGCTCAGCCCTATCGTCAACGCCGTGAACATCGACAACATAATTAAGAGCCAAATCATGTTTGTCTTCATCAGCCATATTAGAAATTAGGGCAGGTAGAACTCCAGGATCATTAGGTAGTTCTTTCTCTAAACCTTGAGAAAGCATCTCCTTCACAGGAAGCTCCAAGGTTCTGAGGGCTAGGCATCGGAGAATTGTTTCCTCCGAGCCTGGCTTAAGTTCGCCTTTGGTTACGGCGACTGGGGTCCAGGTCCTTTTACGGGACGTGATTGCTGTGTACTTTGACATAATTAAGGGCATTTTGTAAGAGTTGAACGTTGTCCTTTAAATGTCCAATAGAGACATTACAAGGCATACATAAAAGTCCACGTACCGTGCCGGTAGTGTGACAATGATCTATGCAGAAACGGCTTCCACCGTGGCCTGGTTCACTCGTAGCGCAGATCGCGCACTTACCACCCTGGTCTTCTAGCATTGTGTTGTAGTCATCGAGACCGATCCCATAGAGCCTCTTCATTTGACTATCAATCTGTTTATCTAGGATCTGTTGTCGTTGTGGTCCTTGACGCCGAGCTTTAACGGCTGCTTTATTGCAGCACTTGCACTCACCCCTAAGACCATCTTTCATGTCTTTGGCCGAGTAGTATTCGGTTAGGGGCTTAACAGTGCTGCAAGTATTGCAAGCTTTCTCACTCCGCGCAGGACGCGCAGAATGCGTCGTCATTGTCTAAGTTAAAAATATCGTGATAGTCCTCATCAAGAATGCTAGTAACGTCATCCTTTCGGAGCGTATCTGGCATAACTTGGAGGGCATAGTAGCAACTTGTCTGAGGAGAGGCGAACCAATCCTGGATAAATTCCTCGTCATAAGTAATGACGTCAGACCAAGTGTTGAAGCTGTAGCCATGGAAGAGGCCAGTATTAGCAAAGAGCTGACAAATACCATCAACTACTTTTTTATAGTTATACCAACCAACCTCAGAAGCAATCTCCACATCCCCGTAGTCATAACTCTGAACACCAAAGGTGCCTGAGTCTCTGTCTACTGTTCTACTAATGGGAGGTGCTATTTCTGGGGTGGTTGTATATCCTTCGATGTCGGTGTAGTTATAGGAGCAGGATGCAGTAGGTGCAATAGTGAACGCCCTGACCATCCCAGCAGCACGTGCAACGTTAGCAGCGCCTGCAACGGCACAAGCGAACTCACGAGCAATGCACAGAGCAGGAGTCCATTCCGCATTATCGTCATAGATAAGAGCTAAGGCTTCTCCAAAGGAGGCATAGCTGACACCGTGACGGCGGAGAAAGTTTGCAAGCCCAAGTAGTCCAAGACCGATTTGCTTATCCTCTTCAGGGGCGAGATATTCTCCAGTTGCTCCGACACCTGTTTTTGGATGGAGGCTGCACAGGTTGGACATACCTTCAAAGAAAGCGGGTACAAGTCCGTCAACTTCACATTGACCAAGGTTGATGTGTTCGAGCAGACAGGTGCCTCTTGATTTGAGATAGATCTCCAAGCATACGTTTGAAAAAATCCTCTCACCTTGCTTATCATACTTAACTTTAGATAACCAAATGTCACCTGATTTGATACCTCGTAAGATCTTTGTTTTAAGTTCGTCATGGGTTTGATCCCACCACTCAGGTGTAACGTCTAGACATTTCTTGACCCAAGGAAGCTCCTGACGAGTAGCGTCTACGAACTCCTCTGCATCGGGATGTTCTAGGTCTAAGTGAATAACACAGGCACCATTCTTATAGGTGCCACCTCTCCTTAGTACTTCGTTAAGTCCAGAGTAAATCCTTGCAAACGACACTGGGCCTGAACTGACGAGACCCTTTCCATTCTCTGTACCCCTTGGACGGAGTTTAGATAAGTGAACAGCAACTCCCGCTGCATTCCGTAAGGCATGTGAGACGAATCTCCAACTGGCTTCGATTCCATCTGGACCCCCCATTGTGTCGGATACGACAAAAACTGTGCATGAAACTGGCAGGCGTGATTCAGGATTGTCGAGCCAGCTCTGGACTCGTCCTGTTCTTGCAATGTAATTTGGCATCGTTAAACTAAATCTTCTAGGTAAGGTGGTTTGTAGTTAGGCCCTTTCAATACCTTTCCGTCCTCTCGCTTTAGAGGCTTGCCATCGACCAGCTTGCTCATGTTGGAGATGTGTACCCTATCCAGGGCTTCATCTAATTCCCAACCGGCAGCCGCAGCAAATTGAAAGGCTACATAGACAACATCAGCGAGTTCCTTAAGACACTCAACTCTTGCTTTCTTGTTTTGGATGTGAGTAACAGCAGCAACGAAAGCCTCGTTTAACTCTGCATACTCTTCACTAATTAGGTTGAGCTGATTCCTGCAAATACCAGGGGTGAACGTACCCACTGGCTGACTCATCACTTGACGGAATTGGATCGCCTGACTCATCAGGTCTGGTGCTAATCGTTGCATCGTTTAATTCGGTTAATACGGCTTTATGTATGTAGGCTTGTGCTTTGAGAAGATCATCGAGCTTTGACTCGTTATCTTTCTTTCCAGCACGGGTTATGTACTTGACGATGTTTCCCTCAAGGAAGCCAAGCTGTTGACTTACAATGAAGTCCCAAGGTTCAATTGCACCTTGGCGATAATGGTCAGGATTGAACTTCGAGCTCATCTGTGATTTTCTTTAGTAGGTGTTCCATAAAGGGCTGCCAGATACAAGCTCCATTGCAAGGAATCTCGGAATCTCGATAAGCCCTAGAAGCCATCAGGTTGCTCCTGATGTACTCCATTTCGCGGGAGGATAGTCTCATGAGGTGATGAGGATTGGTGTCTGTTTCTCTACATCCCAGTTCTCTGCTTGGAGAATCTTGGCTAACTGGAGATTTCTAATTGCATCGGCCTCTGTCATCTCTGCCTCTTCGAAGGCTTCAACTACAGCTTGCCAATAGTTGCCTTTAGCTTTATCAAGAATTTGATCTGCCCTTTTAGGGCCGACTCCAGCACAGCCTTTATAGCCATCGGTACTGTCTCCAGTAAGACACTGTTTGTAGAGCAAACGGTGGGCCTTTTCAGGGGTCTGGGTGTACTCTTCTTTGAGGTCATAGATTCGGCAGGGTATCTGTGCCATATCTTTGTCGGGAGATATGAGAACGAAGTCTTTAACTGAACCGTTAGTAGCAACAATGCCCAGGACATCATCAGCTTCTAGGTGTGGGTACACCAGGCTTGGATATGTATCTATGCCCCAGTTCTTTAACTTCAGATAACCACAAGGCTTACGCTTTGTCCTATTACCTTTGTAGCTGGGATCAATAGTCTTCCTGAAGTTAGTTCGATCTGTAAAGAACAGAAGGATGTCGTCAGATTGAAAGCGTTGGCGGAGTTTGTTTAACTCATGCTCAACAATTGACTTACCTCTTTTGAAGTCTCCAACGATGACGGTCAAGTCACTGTTGTACTCATGTTCCTCTTCTGCTGAGCTTGCGGCTCTATACCAGAAATAGTCAGCGTCTATCAGGAGTTTGGGTGGTCTGGTTTTCATACGGTTGGCTTAGTGTAATCGAGGTGTAAAATTTTTACTCCAGAAATTTTCTAATCCTGGTGGACATCGAAACTTTCCTGATTTTGCATTGTTGTTACTGTGAGACCATCTGACCTGCCATTGCTGGAAATCAGTATCTCCCTCAGGAATAACAATTACGGGGTAAACATAATCAGGCACTCCTGAAATGTTGGGTCTCCATGAGTGCTCGCCTTTTCGACCACCCTTAGACCATGAGCAAACTTTTACGTCAATAGGAAACATGGACGGCCCAAATGCCACAGCTAAGTCAACTGATCCATTTGGTGATTGATTGCGGAGCACTTGACCACCTTTAGCCATTACGCAAAGGCAAACAAATAGCTCACCCATTGCTCCAAGATCACCTGGACTAATGGCATTTTGACCAGTCGTCACCGACTTTGAATTCGGCATCTAATTCACATTTAAAGTTTACTTGTTTCTGCACGTCCTTCATCGCCATCAACATGAGCTGCCCGGCCATGTCTGCTTGGCTGGGTGTAACTGAGAGCTGCATCTCATCATGAATAAAGCCGAGTGGCCAGTAATCAATGCCTGCCTCTTGGATAAGCTCGTTTGATCTGATCACCCACTGCTTACAAATGATTGCCCCTGCTGACTGAAGGAGATAATTAAGGGCGGCATGATGTTTGCCCTGTAATCGAATAGGACGCCCATCTAGTCCACGCAAAGTGTCGGTAGCCTGAGCACGATCCTGAATGGCCTTAGAGAGGGCTGCATAGCCATCTAATCCTTCAAGGATACGTTTCCTAATCTCCTTACCTTTGCGGGCTGCTGATGCCTTAGAGGCCCCAGCTGTGAGCCCTAGCTTGGTATTACCGCCACCGTAGATTAAACAATAGGTAACACCTTTGCCTGACTTCCTATCT